GTACCCGGCCATATTTCATTTATTTGTTCATCAGATAAATTACCTAAAGTAGCTAAAGTTTCTTGAGTAGAAAATTTAATACCTCTTAAACGATCAACTTCTTCTTGAATATTATTTTTATTAGCTATTAAATTTGCTAATCTTTCTTTTTGTTCTTCTGTTAGTGCCATTTTTAATATGATCTATTATTATTCCCACCAGAATCTGAAGTTACAGTTATTGAACCACCTTCCCCTGAACCATAAGTTTCTTCGTAATAAATTGGGTCTAAATTTTTTAAAGTAAGAATTTGAGGGTTGTATTCATCTCTGATTTCTTTATTTAACTTAGTTATTAAAAGTTGTTTTTCTTCTATATCGGCTTCTAGTGCTTCTATATATTTGTCTCTAGTGTCATAATTATTAGGATCTACATCAGGATCACCATTTTCATCATATATCCAGTTTAAATAAGATATAGTATCTTCTGATGCATTAAGAGTTGGATCAAATTCTTCACCGAAATTACTTTCTTTTAAATTAGGAAATCCTCGGGGGATATTTTCTAACATAGTTCTAGTAATTATAGGGATTAAATCAGTATCAGGCGTACCATTAATTGATAATAAAATAGCACGTATCATATCAGTATTCCATTCAATATATCTTCTATATCCTTTATCCATATAATAATATTGATGGGGTTCATTAAGTTTAACTATAGTACCATTTTTAAACACAGGGTGTTCTTGGATTTCTTCAGGGTTTGTTAATTGGCGTTCTAAGTCAATTATTTGCTGTTCTAATCCTATTATAATAGCATCTTTAGGGTCTACATAATTTCTTACAAAATCTGTACTTTCCTTAATTAAGGACGAGTGAGAATTGATTCCCTCTTTAGGAAGATCGTAAAATATTTCATTATATCTTTTAAAAAATCCTGGTATATCTATAGAAACTGGTGGTTTAGTTAGTTCACTAAAAGAATTATTTACTTTAGAAAGTAAAGCAGTTTTACTATAGATTTTTTTTACAAAATTAATATCACCTACTGGTGAAGGTTCAGTAGGGGTATCATTAGTGTCATCAGGGACAACGGGGCTTACAGGATTACCTTGGGTATCACGGAAAATTGTTGTTTTTCCTATAGTTATATCCTTTCCTGTATCAACTCCTTTATTATTTGGTATTTCAGTTCCGTAAGCCATTATGTTTTAACTACTTTAAAGTAATATTTGTCATCATAAACTTGGATACCATCATCGTTTTCATGTTTAAATAATAACTTATAGTATCTTTCTTCTTGTAAACCGTTCATATATATTTTAAAGTACATTCCTTCTGCATCAGCGCTTAGTTTTGATTCTTCACCAAAGGGGATTAATACTTCTTCAGTAGCATAATCAACTAGGGAATAAAATGATCTACTAGTAAAATAATTAACGTCTAGGAAATTTGAAGTAGTAGTAAATTTTCTTGTAGGATATAATTCTCTTATATTAAGCCTAAATTTATATTCTTCAGAAGTTCTAAATTTTTCTTTATTATTTCTTAAAGTAACATAACATTCCCCTGAAGTTTTAATTTGGTTATCACTAATTCCATGTTTTTCTCTATCATATTCTGAATCATCCCACGAAATATCTAAAAATGGAGGGAATATTGTATGGGTATCCATAGAAAAATAATTTAATTCTCCATCATCTATAGCAGTAAATTCTTGGCTGCTTGATCTTTTAATTAAAAATCCATTATTTTCTATACCTTCAGGGTAAATAGAACCAAATAAACTATTACTAACATGTTTAAGTACAGGTGTAGTTAAGTCTAAAGATAAATCTAAATCATCGTTATACCCATAAGACCTACTTACATTAAATCCAGTATTTATAATAGGGCTAGTATCAAAATAAAAACTAGTACCTCCTGGGGAGGCATCTATATAGCTAGCGGTTACTCCAGGAGAAAAACTATGGGTTTGCCACTTATCCCCTAACGGATCATTAGATATAGCATCAGGGCTACCATTTCTATAAATCCAAGAACAACCATCAGATATTGTGGGAGAATTATCATACCTTCCTGTTCCGTTAGTCCAACTTTCTGCTATTGGTCTTACCTGTATATGTTGATTTACACTTAAATCTCGATGTTCTGTTTGGAATAAATTTAAACTGGCACTAAATGTATTAGTATTTACTTTATTTTGAATTACATCATTAATTTTATCCTGTTTAAATTGGATTAAGATTCTACTAGGGTAGAAATTTAAATCAGTGTTTGATTCTTCATCTTCTAAAGTTAGAATTTCATCTATCCCTGTATTTAATATTGCTCTCGTAGGATGAGAGTATATTGTTGTGTCCTGTTCTGGAAATAAAAAATAATGTGCCATAGTTTTATAATGTTACTCTACCTATTATATCAGTATTAGGATATTTTAATTCAAATATACTTGGATCTAATGATGGATATATAGTATTATTTCTTGTTGCTGATTCAAAATCATATTTGAACTTAGAATAACCTAAGTTTTCTCCAAATTTGTTTTCTATAACTAAGTCTTTAACATTTAATACCCCATCTATATTATATAATATACCTGTTATGTCTCCTTTTACTATAGGTTGGTTAATTTGCCAATTATCTACATTAAAATAATCTTGTAAGGCTTGGATACTTTGTAATAACACACTATCATTAGAAAATCCAGATCTTACAGAAATACCAAACTCTACTTTAAAATTAATAACAGAAGCATTTTTGATATTAATGGCATCAGTTAACATTCTGTATTGTTCTAAATAGGTGGCTAAATTAATTTTGGCGGCTTCATTAAGAGTTACTAAGTTTTTATTTGTGTCATATCCTAAAACATATAAATTTAGGGCATTAGGATTAGTTACTCTTCTATTAGTATCTAGTGATATTTGGGTATCTTGAGCCATATATGCCTTAGATACAGAACCAAATTGTGGGGGCATAGCTAAACACCTAAATAAATAATCTTCTTTAGTTACAGTTCTTTGTTGAGAAGAAAAATTAGCAATAGCATTTAATCTAATATCCTCAGCAGTATCACCTGGCCCCCCACCAGTAGCAGGACCTGGGTTATTACAAGCTACAGAATCTGCAGCTGCTGTTAATAAACCTGAATTTAATCCTCCTTGTCGGGGAATTGTGGTTACATCTCCTATTCTAGTAATAGTATTTGAATTTACATTTGAATTAATTCCACCTCCTACTAAATAAGTTACAGTTAAAGTAGTATTTGAAGGAACTTCCCCATATGCTTTAGTGTGTAAAAAATTAGAAGGATCATATGATAAATCTAATAAAGACCTTCCATCTTTAATTCCTAAACCTACATTATCAGGGTTAGGAATTATAGTTGTATCTTCATCACCTATAGAGCCAGCACCAAACTGAATTTCAAGGTTTGTATTAGATCTAAATCTAGATACAAATCTTTTAGAAACCTTTTTATTTCTTAATAAAAAAGGAACCTGATTATTATACTGTTTTAATTCGGGATCGTTAGCTTCTGTATTAGGTACTTCTTCAAATACAGTTTCTTGTGCTAAATAAGGTACTTCTACATACTCATTTCCATCAGAATCGAGTATTGATTGTATACCTATAATATTACTATCATCTAATGATAGGGTTTTAAACCTTTCAGCAGCCCCTATATCAAAAGACTTAGTTTTGATTTCAGCACTTATAGCTTTAACTTTCTTTTTTAAGAGATAATAATCTGGAATTGTTCCATCTAATGAATATACTGTTTGTTCTGTAGGGTCATTAGATGAACTAAAAGCAAAATTAACTTCGTTTTGTGTTAGGAAGTTAATTTCTGTGTTGTTATTAGGAAGGAATGAAGAATTTTTAGCTATTCTTAATGCATAGCGATAATCAGGTAATCCACTTGATGCGGGTATTTGTTGAAAAACCTCTAATTCAACTATACTAGGATTACTTATTACAGGTCTATATCCTAGATTATAAGCTAAAGCATATAAATTTTCTCTTTCCTGGGCATATTGTAAAAAAGTTTCTTGTACTTGAGCGTCAGTATAGAAAGATAGTACATCTCCTACGTAAGAAGCCATTTCAATAAACATAGTACCAGGACTACCCTCAGAAAAGTCTTTTACATTATCCGGATAATATACTTCTGCTAGATTAATTAAGGCTTTTTTAAAATCCGAAAAGTCCTTATTTAAATAGCTTATGCCTTTTTTACTTGTATTATTATTAGTATTATATGCCATTAGTAATTAGTTTCAAAATCATTTGTAAAACTTAAAGTTACTGAGTCTTCTTCTTCATTATTAACAAGAGAATAATTTACGGTAACAAATAATTGGTGTCCTGCTATGCCTCCTGTTTTTATATTAATATTTTTTATTTCTATTTCGGGAACAAATTGATTTACTTGAGGGAGTACATATGCCTTTAGATCTTCTTCTGCTATTTCGGTTTGTTGTTCAAATAATCTATTTTTTAAACCCGCCCCAAAATTAGGTTGGTTTAATCTTTCTCCTGGAGACGTAGATAAAACATTAACTAATTTAGACTTAGCATGATCTTTAGTAGTATAATCTAAAGTAAATACTGTTTTCTTATTAAAAGGAAAGTGTATCCCTACCGCTGTTTTATCAGTTACATCTACAGGATCAATCCTAACAAGTTTGCGGGGTTTAATAGCCATTAGGGTCTAAATTCTCTTTTTTTATCTATAGCTTCCATAAGTTGACTATAATCTTTATTTATAAATTGATTTATAGGGTCGTTAGATGCAAATGTTTCTTCTGGGGTAGGTGCTAAAGCTGTTTCAGATAATAAAGAATCTAAAGCACCATTACCCGTATTAAAGTTGGGGGGCGGCATCTGTTCTTTTAATTTTGCTCTAAAACTTTCAGCCTCTTGAGAATTAACTCTAGTTTCAACTACACGTTGCTGGGGTTGTGTGTTTAATTCTTCTTTTAACAAAGCAATTTCACGCCTCAAGGCATGGTCAATTTCCTCACGCACAACTTTTCTAATAATTTTTTCAAATGTATCTAATTTCATTTCTATTAGTTTTTAATAAATATTAACCTTTAAATCTTTTAAATGCAATAGCGCTACTTTCTTTACTTTCTTCACTCTCTTCACTTTCTTCTTCAGACCCTACAGTAATATCTCCTTTTTCACTACTACCAGGTATAGCTTCAAATTCGTTATCATTCCACCAATCTTCCGGTGTTTGGTTAGAATTTTCAATTTCTTCTAATAATTGTTGTAAAGAAACACCTAAACCAAATTGAATCCATAAAGCTTTTAACTGGGCTAATAAAGCTTTTAACCTATTAATTATATCGTCAAGAGTCTTTATTGCTTTATCAAGGGGGGACATTATTTTATCAGTTTCTTTTTTAAAGAAAGAAGAAGTATCACTAAAACTATCTATAGCTCCTCTAGCTTTTTTTACATTATCTTTTAAATTTTTCTTCTTTTCACCTAATTTATTAATAACTAAGCCGTTTGCTGCTAAACTGGTACTAGCACCGAGGGCTCCATCAATACCTGCTAATACTCCTTTAATTATATTTAATACAGGTCTAATTATTACTGTAATGTCTTCAAAGATTTGTAAACTAATTAATACACCATCTAATTTGCCTTTTATCTGGAGTAATTTTCCTTTTTTTGCTTCTATTTGGGCTATAGCAATTTCTACTCTTGTAACAGTTTTATTATAATATTCCTGGGCTTTTTGAAGTTCTGTTAAGTCTGTTTTATCAATTTTAGCTAATCTGGTTTTTAAATCATTAGGATTAGGAACTTTAGATAATGCAAAACTTTTGGGGTCTTGTGTAGTAACAAATTCTACTTTTTCTCTAGCTTCAGATAAAGAATTAGCACTTCTATTAGTAATAGTATTTAATAATTTATCTATCATTTTATAAATACTTTGTCGCTTTTAATAGTATCTAATTTATTTTCTACCCTTTCTAAACCATTAAGTAATGATACTGCTAATCCCTTATTAACCGCTGGGTTAGGACCTTGTAAGCCCGAAGTATTTGGGTATTGGGTTTTAAAAAACACTTTTAACTCAAAAATTAAGTCAGTTAGTAAAGATTTTAAAGTATCACTTTTAACAGCCGGAATATTTGGATCTTCCCCATTTTCAACAGGGCCAATAAATATTCTAGGTGAATTAATAAAAGTATCTTTTCTAGTATTGATGTGAAATTCACCTTCGGTTTTAAATAAAAATAAATTAGAGGTTGAAAATATGCTATCATCACGACCATTAAATACTAATCGATCACTATCTATTAAAATTTGTTTACCTACGTATAAATCTTCTTGTATAAAATCTGTTGCCATAGTATTAAGTATTTATTCCTCGCTCTGAAGGAAAGGCTAATCTATATACATAATCTGCTGTATTAGAGTATTTTGTACCATTATAGTAACCTTTAAAATTTTTAAAAAGGTCTTTATTAGTTACATCAAAGGGTTCCCCATATTTTTTTATTTGAAAGGCTTTACATTTAGCATTAGATGTATCTATTAAATGTTGTAGGGAATGATCATATATATGTTTTTTATATATATTTTTATCAGGGACTCCTATATTTGTTAAATATTTAACAGGGTCAAAAGTAGGACAAGATTTACCATATCCCCCCGATAAAGTTATTTGATTATGACCAAACACTTTTATATTAGGGAATGCTTCTACAAAATATAAAACCATTTGTTCAAGTGCATATGCTTGGGCTGATGTTATATTTGGTTTTGTTGTCCCTCCTTCTGCAAGTTCGGGTCTATTTAATACTGAACTACCATCACCTATCCAAGATATATTTATAGAATTCCTATTAGTAACTATTCCACTTCCTTCGCTTGATTTATTTTCAAATATGTTTCCCCCGCATCCATAGCTGTTACCTGGATCTTTTAAATTAACATTATAATTACATCCCCCTAAATCATCAATACTAATATTATACCCATGTCGTGTCCACCCTTGTCCATTGCTTTTTGCATTCATAAATAAATTAGCTAAATCATGTTGTGTTTGGAAAGGGGTTGCAGATACATGTATGACTAGGTTCTTTATTCTACTTATCCCGGTTGAATTTACGTTATCTGCTTTTAGTTGTTTAATTAAATCTGAAACAGATTTTGGGTTAACTAAAACTTCTTTACCACCACTTCTCTTAGGTTTTACAATCATAGGATAATCTTGTTTACCCTTACCTTTTGATTTCCAGTCTTGGTATTCTTTACTATTATTAATTATTAATGTATTACCACTGCCCACTTCAATATATTCTTCTCCACCAAGTTCTTGTGTAGGTGAATTATCTACTTCTTGTCTTTCTTCTTCTGATAAATCTGTTGTACCGGTAGCTGGATTTTCTTCATATTCGCTTAATATACCTTCTTCAACGGCTTCATCTAAAGCATCAAATACAGGATCTGAAAATTCATTATCTTTTTCGATTTTTTCTTCTTCAACTGTTTCTTCTACTACTGGATTAGAACCAGTTACAAATAAATCTTCTTCTTCTTCAATAATTTCTTCTTCTTCTAATTCTATTTCAACTAATTCAAGTTTTTTTAAAGGATCATCTTGAACAGGAGTATATTCTGATTTTAAAGAATCAGTATTTTTAGAAGCAGGATCTATATTAGTATTTTGGTTAGTAAGAACATAAATTGATCCATCATCATTATTAATATTTTCTCCAGCGTTTTTACCTACACTTATTAATATAGCAGGATCTCCTACTGTAGGGTTGTCATCGTTTGGATCATCAGTAACATTATTACTTATGTTATTTATTCCTTCGGGGGCAGTAGTAGTATAATGAATTCTTTGGCCAGACCCCCCTTCTAAGAAAGTACCACCTTCAGTAGTGGTTAGGGGTTGTTGTTGGGGTTTATCTACATAATATTGTCCTAATTTAAATTCTTCTTCATCATATGTCCCTGTATTAGAGGGTTTAGTAGTATATTCTTGGGTAGAATTATTTTTTTTAAAAGAAGATGGAGGTAAAGAATTATGTGTATTATTATTATTAT